CGAATAAGAACTTGAAGATAACGAATACTACCGCTACCTCAAGAACTGTCAATAAAAATTCAAACATTTTATTTTTCGAGCTTTGGTTAATAGTTCGACTTTAAAAATAACGGGCAGAACTGGTATCGTGATGTATTTTTATATGACAACTTCTACACAAAACAATTCCATTTTTGATACTAAATCTTAATTCTGGAAATTCTGAAAATAATTTAAGGTGATGAGCAACTATGTCTCCTTTTCTACATTTCTTTCCACATAAACGACAAGTCCAATTATCTTTCCTATAAACTTCATTCCGCCAAATAGTATATTCTAGACTTCGTTTTATTGGCTCATCTTCTGAAGAAACGCCTCCTTTCCAATTCCAATGATTTTCTTTTCCAAACCTTCCAATTCGTGCCTTACTCATTTTTTGTTTTGATTCTTCTGAATGATGTCTTCCAATCCACCACTTAACATTTCCTTTTAATTTCTGACTAATCTTTCTTTTCGTTTCTTCTAAACGAGGTTTTCCATAAGTCCAATGTTTTTCCCCTTTTTCTGCATTACCTATTTTCCTTTTATGTTCTTCCGAAAGTGGTTTATGTTGATAAATTCCTCTTGGCATAATTTTAGAAATAACGAGCGGAGCTAGTATCTGTAACTACATAACGCCAGTCTCCGATAATAATTGGCTTTCCTTTTTCTATTTTTGTAATCGTAAGTGGATTTAAGGCATCGCAGCACCACATCTCAAATAGTCCATTCTTATAAGTTATCGGGAAATTGAAATAATGCCCGCCAATTGGGGCTCCTGTGTTTTTATTATCTGCCCTGCCTAAAATAGTGCCGCAAGTATTTATCCCAAAGAGCATACTCATTAAGGCAGTCAGGGTATAGGCAAAATCATCACAATCGGTCATATTCAATTTGTATTTTGTCTTATGGAGCAAGGTCATTACGTCCCATAAAATCGGCTCTAATACTTCGGGGGTTAAAAAAGCATATTCATAATCAGCTTCACCAGTGGGAACATTAGGAAATCCATACTGGACAAAAGTGTTCTTAATTTTACCCACATCAAAAATCGCTGGCTTTAAATCAGAATATCCGTTTTGGAGTATTGAAAATCCACTACCTATTACTCCGTAACCTAATTGTCGAACTAAGTCTTTGTATGTTGGCATATTTTTATTTTATTTATTAAATCTATAACTTTATCTAAATTTAAACCTTCTGGGACTTTTCCTTTAATAATTGCCCCGCAAAAGGGACATTTTAAATTGCATACATCAGATTTTTTCATTTTCCTTTTCATATTTTTGAAAGTAGTTTCATTTGGCTATAATTGGATATAGTTAATGTAGACAACTTGTTGACAACTCTTGTTTCGGTTTTTGGTCATAAGTTGCCTACTTGTTTCATATTTAACGTTTAATTTGAAATATGGATATTTATATCTCCAGTTTGTTCCTTTTTGGAACATACTTGCAATGTGCAATTATTGCACAATCCTTGCGTGATAGAAAAACGGGAGATGAAAATTAGATTTTGCCAATTTTCACCTCCTTTATGGAGATTTGGTAATGCTCATTCCAGAACTCAATGTTCAGTAATTGCACTATCTCTTCAGGAAGTGCGTTTTGAAACAAACTATGGTATAAGTTGTGTCTCCTTGAACTTACTGAAATGAGGTTTTCACCATTATTTGGGCCATGCCTACTACGAGGAATTATATGATGAGTGCTTTTTCCCAAAATCTCACCTTCAAAGAACTTTAGAGGGTTATTATGGTATTTACCTCAAACGAGGTTATACCATAATATTGTATAGCTCCCTCTGTGCTATTAGCGAACGGTTTTAAGGTTTAACCTTATGATGGGTAAGGATACACCTCCCTGGCGGTCGGTATTTCTCCGAACACTTTGTAGGACTTTCAACCTGTGTTCTTAAGTCAACCTCTTTAAAGTTGCTTACGGTTTTTAGACCGAGACAGGGCTTTCGCCCTGCAACAAGTTATCATCTTTAGAGGTTCAAGCCAATTTTTGCTGGCATTCACGCTCACTAATAGCATAGAAAGAACTAAAGACTTATATGTAAATCTTTTTTTGTGCCATCAAGCCGGATTCTCGGACTTCCTAATTTAGTCGGCCTTAACATTCCTTTTTCCGCATAAGAACCGTCATATTGAAGGTATCCTCCGCAAGTAAGATGGCTGATAACTCTTTCCTCTACTTTTTTGCTATCAGGGTTAGGCCGGTAGATTATTGATTTGGCCATTGAAAGTTTATGGTTATGGAATCCGCAATAACAATCAACTCCTTCCACTATGTTTCCTAACTTCTCTACCCTGTTTAATCCCCCGCCGATTGTTTGGCCTCCTCCGGTAGTGTGATGGAAATAGATATAGTAATTTTGATGCCATTGGCCGCCAGTCTTACTTCCCTTTTTTCCTACCTTAAAGTTTATTACCCCCGAAATTCCCATATAAGGAATGTCCAGTTTTCCGCAAAGGGTTTCGGTTAGGGACAAATCCATAAAATCCATAGCCCTAAACTCGTGGTTGCCTTCTATTGCTCCGGCTATCTGTTTTTTGATCGGGGAAAGTATCTCCACAATCTCTTTCATTTCATCATTCATAGACATTCTCTGGCTAAAAGGAGAGGTTTTGCTTATCAAAGTTGCCACATTAAACATATCCCCGCCCAGAACTACTCTTGCGTTAGGATTTTCTAATACCCAATCCCTGTATCCTAACAACTTTTTATAACTCAATTCTCTGAATGCTTTGTCGGAAAAATGAAGATCGCCCAAAGGCAAAATATATGCCCATTTTTCCTGTATCGCACATTCTAAATAAATCATAAAAAAACCAGATTTAAGCTAAAAGCCTACTCTCTGGTGTGGTATTTGAATTATATCAGAGAGCAAGCGATGTTGTCAAGCTATTTAAAAAAATTTCAATAAGACTTGAACTATCAAAATACTTGCTATTCCCACAATAAAGCCCCAGAATAACTTGGTGGACATTTCATCAAATTTGTCCTGTAAGTGCTTGAATTCATTATTACAGAACCTCTCAAACCTCTCTTCTAAAGAGGTAAGTCTTTCTTCTACTCTGGCTATGTCTATATTTTGTTTGTTATTTTCTTTCATATTGACTTTGTTATTGGGTTAGGTATAATGGAATAATATGATTTTTATTCTCGGATTTGTAATCTTCATTATTGTTGTAGGATTTTTGTATGTGATATTAAAAAACACATACGGCTAATTTACTCTTATTTCCAACCTTGCGGAATAATATACTTTCTCAATATTAAATCATTGATGATTTTCGCATTAGTGGTGATTATTCCTCTTCCTATTGCTGCGTGAATTCTTGGTGAGAATAATGGAAGTCCTAAAACTCTCATAATATCGCTGGAATCAACTGCCCCATAAACTGGCATATATTTTTGTGTTACTAAGGTTGATATTTCATTTATAAAACTCTTTCCAGTTAATTGCTCAAATTTTCCTATCGTATCAAGATAAGAATAATAATTCTCTTTAAATGCCCCCAATAATTGTTTAGTTGCTCCCGTGACTGCTCTTGGATTTGTTTTCCAGGCATTAACCATATCATCCATATTATTAAGGATAGTTACCTTCGTAGAATAATCACTTAGCATTGTCGCAAATTCTCCAGTCTTTCCACCATAAGATTTTATTCCTAAATTCTTAAACACATCTTTGGCTTCCATTATTCGTTGAGCAGCATCAGTTGGTTTCCCCACCATTTTTCTTCCAATATTATTTATATCTTCATATAAATCAACGAAGGATCTTGGACTCATTGGTCCTGAAATATCTTTTGGCAGATTGGGTAATGCTGTTGGAAAATCATCTTTAATTTTTAAAAGTAATCTTTGTTGGTCTTCATTAAGTATCATATCCGGACCTTTGTATGTTTTTGCCAATTTTGCCACATTTTGTTTATATTCTTTACTTAATCCAGTTCTGAAATCTTTAATAGCACCCTCTGCCTCTTCTGTAACAACCCTTTCACCGCCACCATATTTAAATTTCTTTGATTCTTCACTAACTCGCTTAAAGGCCGCCTCTGCCTCTTCGGGATTTTCATATTGGGTCTTAAATGCCTGTTTTGGTCTACCTGTCATTGTTTCCGATATTGATGGGCCATATTTTTCAATAAACTTATTTATTCCTAACAAAATCCCGTCCACTCCTAAAGAAATCAAACCAGAAGAAATTCCTCCAGTTGCTATTGTTTGGAAGGCCTTTAATGGGTCTTGTTTTTCTTTTAATGCTTTCGCTACCCCATAGGTTGTTCCATAAGTAGCGCTAATTCCTGCCCTTTGAAGAATTGCTGATTTGGTAAATCCTTCTGGAACAGCCAAGAATTTCATCCCTAATGTTTTGCCTAATGTTGGAGTGGCGATTTCTGTTGCTCCTAATTGTGCTAATCCCTTTCCAACTCCAGGAATTTTGCCTACCATTCCTGTAATTCCTTTGGCTATCCCTGGAACTGCTTCTGCTAAAGTTAATAGTGTCGTTCCAGTTTGTAATGCCTCACCAGCTATCTGTCCTATTGTCTTATTAAAATCGGGATGCTGTTCTATTATTTTTGGCACTGAATCTTGCCATACTTTAAACTCTTTCTGTTTTTGTTCTTTTGTTAAGTTGGGATTTGTTTTCCATCTATTCATCATTACATTTCCAATATCTTGCCAAGATTTCATTCCTGCATCCTGGGCCTTTATATAGTCGCCCATTGCCAAAGTCCTTCCAAAGGTTGTAAGTAAAGGAGTGAAAATATCACCTACTTTTTCTAAGAATGGTTTTTTGACTGAAGTTGTTCCACTGGAGGGTGTAAATTTTGGGGGAACATAACCACCAGTCTGTATTGATTTTGAAATCACTTTAATAGAAGCTCCCTTAGCTTTAAGTTGTTGTAATTGTTCTTTAGATATTATGTCCATATTTTTATTGAACTGTAGAATTTGTTCCGTTAATACTTACGACCGACCCCGAAGTATATTCTTCGCCTACTTCTTGATAGGCATAAGAGCCAGCAAAACTTAGCATAAAGTCTGTTTCAAGTTTTGCGATTCTTTTCATCGCCGAATCTGCATCATCCCAATATTGAGGCATATATATACCTCTTTGAGCATCTAATTCTTTTTCATTCATTGTTTTACCAGTGTTGTTATAAATCATAGATAAAATAGCACTATCTATATTCATTTTTAGAGTTCTGGCATCTGGATTCATCATAGAATTTAGTTTATGTATTTCTCCGGTTAAGCCTCTTACTCTATTAGAATCATATTTCCAAGTTCCATTTGATTCAACGGTAACGGCAAAACCATCTAAACTCTTAATTGCCTTGACGGCTTCTAATCCTATCTTCACATAATTACTTTCTGCTTTTCCTGCGTTTGCCGATAAGGTTTGTCCCATAAGTTGTCCTTTGGTTGTTCCATAGGGAACTCCATATTTGGCGGATTGATCTATTGTTAATAATTCCCCTAATTCTGAATTTTCTCCCACGCCTCCCAATATCAATGTTTTAGTTCCATCTGGATAATAAGCATAATAGCCAAGTTTTTCACTTCCTACTATTGTTGGTTTTTCAGGCGTAGTTAATGCTTTCATTTTCGTTAAGTAATCAGGGTAGGTCTGATACCTAAACGTCTGTTCCTCTGTTTGGGCTGTCAACTCGGCTTCAATTTCCGCTTCCGCCCTTGTAATATAGAAATCCAAGATCGCTTTATCATATTGATGTTGTTTATCATAAGCAGTTAAAGTTTCTGTTGCTATCTTTGATGCTTCTTCTTTTAATTTATCCTGTTGTCCGGTTGCTAATGTAAGTTGGTTATCCAGTCTCTTTCTTGTCTGTTCATAGTTTATATTTAATTTTTCTATCTTCCCTACCCTGCCAGCTTCAGAAATCCAAGGGTTATCGTTTATATCCCCTACCGCCGTATTATAATCAGCATCTGCTTTATTTATATCAGCGGTTATCTTATCTATACTTGCCTTAATATCGGCTATTCCTGAATTGGTAAGGATTTCTTTATAGATTTCTTCAAAACTCTTAGTTGGCGCATTTGCCCAATCCTTAATTGCAGTATCTATTCCATATTTTGTATAAACCTCATCCCTTACTTGGTCTGGCGTTTTTGGCGCAACTTCTTTTTTCACATAATTCCCTTCAGCGTCTTTTTCCAGCATATTAGTATCACTTACTCCATATTGTGTCATTGCCGCCTGTTGCGCCTGAAGGTCTTTAAGTTGTGCCTGAATTGCTTCTATCTGCGGGGTTGTTTGGGTGGTCGGAGTTTTTGGAGTCGTGGGTGTAGTTGTAGTTTGAGTCGGTGTTTGTGGTTGAGTTGGAGTTAATGGTTGACCAGTTTGTATATTTATTGGTTTTCCAGTTGTAGGATCAATATCAAATCCTTGAACCTTAATAGTTTTTGGAATAGTAGTTGCCCCACTAATCGGTGAAGGCGCTACTGGTTGCGATGTGGTTGGTGCAGTCGGTGTTGTGGGAGTAGTTGCCCCATATTTAGGTATCTTAGTAAAATCCCAGCCAACATTCATTAAAATATTAGTTTGGGTAGTTGTGTCTACTGGATTTCCAGAGGCATCAACTATCACCGCTGTCCCATTTTTAATAGTCCAGTAATAATTTCCTGGCGTTTCTGGGGTAATATTCGGTTTCGATACAGTAGGAGCAATTGTTGGTGCAGTTGGTGTCGGAGTTGAAGTAGGGGTCGGAGTCGGAGTTGGAGTCGGAGTTGTTGGTGTTGTCCCTGTTGGAGTTGGTGCTGGATGTAATATTTCATACCTCTGGCCAGTTGCGGGGTCTCTTGCCCCATATTCTAAGATTCTACCATCGGGTAAAACCTCTTTTCCTATAATTGTTTTATTTACCATAATTTATACCTTTTTAAATTGATTTTTAATTTCATCTGGAATTTTTGTAATAGCGTCATCTATTTCCAGAGGAAGTTTAGTTTCCAAGTATTGTATCAGAAAAATAATCAAGAGTTTTATTTGATAAAGATTTATGTCGTCTTTTACATTAAAAGTATATTTCATATTATAAATCAGCGATTACACAAGTTGGTGTATGTTTTATATAAATTCCGCCATTTGCACTAATACGAGCGGCTACGGTATGGATAGCTGGATAATCAGCAGTTCCCGTTGCTGGTAAATTAGTCGTGTGGGTGGCTTTTAAAGCATCATTCACATAAAACTTGACATTCGTTCCCGCATCAAATATGAATTTATAACTATTCCAATTTCCTAAAGTTAATCCGGCACTAATATCAGTCTTTTTCTGAGTCGTTCCATCGGCGTTTGAAGCGTATAAAACATTGGAATCAAAATAAAATCCTATGTGTCTGGCAGTTGTTGGAATAGTTGTTGCTGCAATATGCAATCCCACAAAAGCATCAGCATCATTTGCACCTGTAGTGCTTTTGCATACCAAATTAAAATCAAAATCTTTATCCCAATCTTCAGCTCCTCCCGCAAGAGAGACACTCTGAACATAAGCATTAGGAGTCCCAATATCTACACTAAGTTGAGTCATAATTGGAGTTCTGGTTGATCCTGATTGAGTATATCCATCATTGTTAAAATACATTACTGTTCCTTTGGTGTATGGATAATTAAACCTACCTTCAGCTAATGTTATAACTGTTGTCCCTAAAAGTGCATTAAGTGTAATTGAGCCTGCGGTGATAGTTCCTAAATCTGCAACAATACTTGATAAAGTAGCCACATTCATTTTTCCCGATGTAATGGTAGTTGCCGCTATTTCATTAGCCGTAAGTGAACCAGTCACTATCTGCGAAGCATTTATATTAGAACCCCCAACTCCGCCAAATACCTCAAACTCCGCTTCCACTGCCCCATTTATGGCTGTTGCCACAATACATTTTCCAGCACCTACTGCCGTGGTGGCTGTATAAGTGCAACAATATTCAGTTGTTGATGTTCCAATATCTAAATAAATATAAACTCTGGCGTTCATTGGGCTGGCTAATCCTGCGGCCGTCAATCTGACATCTGTGTTATTTACCGCAATATTATAAGTTGTTGCATCCGATGTAACAAATGTTCCAGCCGCCCAAGATACTGTATCGGCATCGGTTACCGAGAAGACACAAGTTTGCGACCATCCCCTGTCGGCTAAATTTAATTTAGCCGAATTGATTGCTGTTAAGTATGTGCTATCTAATGAAGAACCTGCCTGGACTCCGGTTATTTGTATATTTGTAAAAGTGGCTGCCCCATTTTTAAGAACCTTGGCTACTGCACCTCCTATTAGCACACTCCCCCACCAAGTGTTTCCTGCCGTATCTACGTGGAATGAATCGGCTGTTACCAAATCTGGTATATCTAAATGGTCAACAACCAATCCTCCTAAGATGCTCAATGTTCCTGCTGATTGATCCCAGAATATCCCCTGCCCAGCCGCATAGTCCCCTATCGTCACATCCCCGTTTGCTTCTATATTCAAATACTTTCCTACTATTGTCGGGCTTATTAAAAGCTGGGCCGATTGGGGTGTGGTTTCCACTGGTAAAGCATTGTCTGTTTCTGTTGTTACCGACACTAATGGCTCATCATCTTTTTCCTCGTTGTATAAAATATCGCTTGGCATATTAAAATTGCAATGGATTTTCGTTTTCGTTTTCGCCCTTGACTACATTAAACCTTTCCCAAATTGGGCGGTCTTTGGTTTGGTATAGCGCCTGTTCGTCTTGAATCCTTTTCCATAGTTCGTCTAATGTCATTCTTGCCCTATTCTCGAAATCTATCGCCTCCTGGAATTTTTTCATTCTCCTGAATCCATAAGAACAAACTTTGTCTATAATTGCATCATCTCCTTCCTCGTCATAATTTGAAAATACTGTGCTGGCAGTAGAAGAAGCCACCAATCCTAAAGTCGGCGGAGTCAGTTGGCCGAAACTCATTATCGTTCCTGATGTGCAGTTTGGATTGATATATAAAATCCTGCCATAATCAGAAAATATCTCATCTGTCCCTGTTGGATAGTCCACCATATACTTTGCAAAATCAGTAAAAATCTTTTTATCAAATATGGTTGCTCCCCCGGCGGTCATAGAACCTATTGCCAATCCTCTTATAGAATCTGTCTTAAAATTGGTGTTTGGATAATTATAAGCAATCGTTCCATTAGTGAATGTTCCAGAGATGTCCATATACTCGGTCATTGGCCACTTCTTATAAGAGGCCGCCCACTTATGGCCCATATCAAGCCAATTTCTAATCATCGTCTCGGTTATAAATGTTGATGTTGTATCAATGCCCATACGAACTATACTTTGTAATTGCAAATCTGCGTATAACATATTGTTTTATTTATTTAATATTCATCTTGCTCGCGACCTAAAAAAGTCGTGATGCTTAATATTTCTGGGCTATAATTCCCACTCGATGTTAAAGTTAATCCTATTTCTATTATTTTTCCCCTTTGCCCTATTACAAAAATTCCATCAGTTGCCCCTGTTTTATTAAAGTAAATTCCACCCTCGCCTGTTTTGGCATCTGTCCAAGAACCTCTGTCTATCTTGTATTTACATTGGACTAAACAACCAGCTGACAATGGCTCCATTGAAACCTTTACATTCTGGAAGTATTTCTCTATGTGCGGCATCTCGCCGTCAAACTCCAGTCCCTCATAAATGGATGATGCTTTTTGCGATGTGCTGGCACAATCAACCCCATAATTTAATTCGCCAGCTGTTCCTTCTAATGTTTTCCAAGAAGCTAATAGTAATCCATTTATATTCGCCACCGCCCCTATCTCTGTTACGTTGCTTCCCGTTGTTGTCGGAGACATCCTATATTCATAATTTAAAACTAAAGGTCTGTTTTTGTTCTTCCTACCATAAGACCATATTCCAGGATAAGTTCCGCCATACATCCCAAATAAAGCCAGATTCTCATCTTCGCAAACTCCACCCGGATTACAATATCCCCCGCCTGGAACTGAATGAACTGGAACTACATTAGTAAAATCAGAATAGAATAACTGCCCGTTAGTTCCTGCTTGTAAGAATGGATATTCGGTATAAATCAAAGCATTCACTCCTGGTGCTGGTATCTTCTTTTTCTGAACCCAATTTAGGGCTGTGGTAATCCAAGACCAGATATAACTCCTTTCATCATTATCCGGCCGGGTAGAACCTATAATTACATTATCATCCCTTTCCTCTAAGCATTTAGTGAGATTTTCGGGTCTTATATTCAATGCCTCGGGCGTGTAGTTGGCCGTGTAGTCAATCATCGCCAGATAAAGCCCATTGCATATCATTAAGTTTCCGCAGGCATTCTCCATTGTGTGCCAGGTAGCCGAAGTCAGATTTGTTTTCCAGTTTAACTCCACATTTCCCCAATTCGCCCCCGAATTAGTTGTCCAGATTTGTTTTCTTGATACTGAAGTATCTGTCCCCCAAATAAGATAGGTTGAACCATCGTGGAATGTCCAACAGTAAGCGCCCTTAATAGCCCCGTTGGCATCGTGGTATGGGGAGCCCCAAATCCCGCCACCTGACCTTGTGTAAATAGTTCCGCCATCACCAAAAGCATAGGTAGTCCCGTCTTTCGAACAGGGAACAAACCATCTCGGAAGGTCAGTCATTAAATCCCCCGAAGTTTCCCTCAACATTGCCTGCTGGGCGGAAAATGAATCTTTCTTTTTATGAATATCTGCGCAATAGCTGTATTTAAAAGAACCAGCTATTCCCTTATCGGCTTCATCTGATATTCCGCCTCTGAATGATTTTATAATGTATGAAAGTATTCCCATTTTATTTAATGTTTAGTGCCTTGTTGACATCGAAACTTTTGCCTTTAAAATAATAAATGTCCGCCTCGCTTAATTTCATTTTTTTCATATCTAACTTCTGCAGGAACATCTGGACTGTATATCTCCAAGCGTCATCCTCTTGCAATACCATACAGATGGCGTCTTTGAACTGTCCCATCAGCCGTTTCATTTCCGGCTCATCTTCCACTTCCACTAATAAATCAAATACTCTTGCTATTTCCCTTACTGGTTCGGCTAAATTCTCATCCGGTATCTTGTAGGGCAAGCATTTCACCAACTGTTCTATCACTAAATTCTTAATATACCTTTTTAATGGCGCTAATGGCCCGTGTAATACGTGGTGTCTGGGAAAACATCTCATCGGGTATTTTTCATCCCTGATATGAAGTTCTATTGAGTTCGTCTCTGTATTAAATACCGGCTGGGATAACTCTTTTCCCTGCCTTTCCCCATACTGGACTGAAGTTTGTTGGTCTCTGCCTGGTCTTGGCGATGTCTTTACTAATTCTTCTTTACAATGGGGGCAAACTATCACATTTTTCGGAAAAGACTTATTGCAGTGAGAACACAACATCGGCAGTTGGTCAAATATATTTGTTATTTTCTTTTTAAACCACATAGTTTTATTGTAATGTTCTGAATCACAATCTGGTCTTGGCCTTCGCAGATTGCGCTACGAGGCCAAGAATCCAGAACATCCACAAGTTGTTAAATTTCGTAACTAACTAACTACTAAGCTGGGTGTCCGTAGATAACCGCACCTGCTTTCCTTCTTAAAGGTAACACCTTGAAACCCCATAAGTTCAAACCCTGATATAACTTAGCGAACTGTAATTCAGCGTCTACCACCCTTGATTCCGCCCATTTATGAGCGAAGGTGATAAAGCTCTTATGAACTGCTGGTATCAAGTATCCTGTTCCGGTTACCGCACTCCAGTCTCCTGTAGAACCCATATCTATTATGGGTGAAACACAAGTGCTAAACCTGTCATCTGATGTCAGGTGTAAGTCAAATCCTGACACTCTTCCAACCTTGCCGTTTATTACAGTATCTGTGTAATACATAGCAATATCTGGCTGGAGTTGTGTCGCCTGAATCAAGCGTGCCTTGAACCAAGCTGGGATTATTAAGTGCCTGTCTTCTGTCGGAATTCCCTCTTCATCAAGTTTCTGTGCTGCCTCGCAAACCAATGCGTATATATTAGTTGCGGTGATTGCTGTATCTCTGTATCCTTCAATCTGGCAACCATAACTCACTCCGCAAGTTCCACCGACTGTGAGACCTGCTCCTAACCACATACCCTTTATGTAACAACCTGATATTCCATCGCCGGTTGTGCTTCCATCCCAGTTGTTGAAGGTAATAACTGACGAGTTTGTTCTCGCTGTGATCCTATACCACGGTGAGTTAATCTTGCTCGAACAGGTTCTAAACCCTCTTCCAACTATATTTGTAGGCCAGCCGTTAGCTTCTCCAGCAATACGGGGTTCATCTTGAAACACACCAGTTAAGGTGGCTACACCCCACGATGCCGCAGTAGTAATGGTGACATAAGTGTTGGCGCTTCCAATAACAAGGTTAAATGTTCCTGCCTCTGATGGGCCATTAGGAACAATGTGCCCTGCTTGACACTCTTCTGATATTTTCTTCATCATATCAGTGTCAATCGCCCTAGTTAAAACATCACCAGCGTTCTCAATCAAGGTGCTGTCTTCGTCATCAACATAAGTGAATAACCTATCCACTCTGTCAATATTGAAGTTCCAGTATTTTGCTCTGTCAATCTGTAAATGGGATTCAGTATCAACCGGATACTCGGTAGTCATATTGGTGTTAGCCGCATAGGTTGTTAACGCTATGTCGTTCAAGAACATCAGGATAGTAACCTGATCTCCAAGTGCTTTCACCTCTCCTTCGTAATCAGTATTGCAAATTGCAGGAGCTAATGCTTTGAAATAAAACTTTCTCAGACAATTCTTTGCAAATGCTTCTCCGAAATTTGTTAAAGCCATATTTTCATTCTAATAAAGATTTCTCCTGCGACCTGTCCCCTACTTCTCTGGCAACTTTTTTGGGAGTTTCCCTTCTATAACCATCTTTTCGTATAGTTTGGGTTGGTTCTCCCTCAGTCTCTTAATCTCATCCAGAGTAAGTCCGGGTGCTGGAACTTGCCTTGAACCTCCTGTTGGTTTTTCTAATCCTTTATTGGCTGGCTTTTCAACTGGTTCTGAAGCTGGCTTGAATAGGAATGATTTTGCCAGAACTTCTACATCCACAGATTTAGGATACTTGTAAGCAAAGTCTTTGAACTCTGCCGCTTTGTCCCCTAATTCCGGGAATGTCTTTTTTGCCCTAGTAAAGTCCTCTTCCCATTTAGTCTTTTCCTTCAGGTTCATCAGTTCTTTGGCCAGATATTTTTCGGTTTCTGTCATCAATTCCCAATCAGGTAATTCAGCAAGTTTCTCAGGAGAAACAGAGGATTCTCTCGCTATTTTTAACTCTTCCTCAAGAATTTTGGCTTTGTCGTTCACCTCTTGAAATCTCTTGTAGGGAACGGGACCGGGTTCTTGAGCCGCTGGTTTTGGTGCTATTTCCTCTGTAACTGGCACCTTTTCCTCCGGTTTAACGTCTGGGTTGACGGGTTCAGCGATTGGTTCAGGTGATGGTTCTGAAACTGGTTTTACATCTTCTAATTTTTTAAGCATAGTAATTTTACGACTTAACTATGAATAGTCGACCTTTACATTTTTTAACGAGGTTTTGTCCTCTTATTTTAACGCGTTTTCTTTCGCGGCTTCTGTGCCTTTAATGGCTCTGAAGTTTATTATCCTCTTGACCCTGCACGTTGATTCCCAGTCCAGTGTCTTCTTCTTAATTTCATATTGTTTAACCTTTTTTAAATGATGCTTTTTTTATCGACTTTTTGATTTTAGAACCATATTTCTTAGCCCATTTTTTGGCTACTTCTGGCTCGTGTTTCCAAAGGTATCTCCTTTGCTTTTCTGATTTAAAGGGCATATTATTTTAAAAGTTGATTTAAATATTTCTCTAATGATTCCCTTTCGCTTTGTGGGGAGTTAATTAAAGTTATTAAAGCGTCATAGATGTTAAAGTATGTTGTCAGTCTTTCATTCTTTTGCGGAGTATTGTCTATCCCTTTCATCTGCCCTTTTATAATGTCTAACTGCGCCTGACAGAAATCTCTTATCTTCTCAACCGACATTTCACCTTCGGTCAGCGTCTTTTGCCAGGAATCAAATTGTTCCGCCTCTTCTACGGTTAACTCGTTTACATTTGTTATTTTTCTTTTTGTTAATAATTTTTCTAATAGTTGGTGCATATATTTATCCTGTCCCTAATATTAAAAGATTATTGTTATTTACCCCTCCGACTGGCGTAACCGTGAATGTCGGTGTTGCCACTATTTGAGCCGCAAGGGTTACCGCCGAAGCTGGAATAGTAACTGTAATTGTTTCTGTGGCTGTAATATCATAAGTTGCTTCAGCCCCTAATGTAACCGTAACTACTGTATTAGAATCTCGGCTAATATCTGTAAATACCATATTGGCTTTAACCACCGCATCCCAACCTGTTCCTTCTGATTGAGCCGAATCAATACCCGCTATAAGTGCCGTGGTGATGGCATTATCCTGTCCTACTGTCGCTACCCAAGTATCACCAGTCAAAGTTAAAATAATTGTCTTTCCCCCAGTAACTATATTCGCTTCTGTTGGTGGTGCTGATGCTACGGTTCCCGTAAGAGCACAAGTTCCTCCCGCCGTCACTGTCGTGAACTTGTTATATCCATCTGAAGCGTCCCCTAAACTCCACGCCCCCCAAGTATTCGTTCCTAAAGCGTCTTTGGCTTTTACTCTCCAATAGTAAGCCGTGTTATTTAATAATCCTGCCGCCGCCTGAACCGAATAAGTTATCTGATTTCCTGAAGGAAAAGGAGAAGGAGAACCTGTGCCTGCAAAGTGTGAGGGGTCTTCGGTGGAGGAGAGGATGTCAAGGAGGGGACCAGAACCACTTGAAGTCCATATTTCACATTCACAATCATAGGAAGTATTTCCTGTCCACGAAGAAACATAAGTAGAACGATTTCCTGAAATTGAATCTCCACTATAATAAGAAGAAATATAATTAGACGAATCAGAACTTGTACTTGTAAATTCAAAAGTTATAACATATACCGTTGCCGCTGATAACGTATAATTATTAAAATTAAAAGTTTTTTGCTGATAACTTGTAGTTAAGTCGGTACTTACATTTATACTATTAGTAGAAGTCGCTAAAGCCCCACCAGTAGGGGCATAGGGAGGACCCGCATCAGCATTATATAAATATGCTGTTATAGTACCAGTTGGACTTAATGTTTTTTTTAAATTTACTTTTAATGCTGTTAAATTAGTTGCAATTGCAGTAAACGACTGTCCCTTTTTAATCATGGAACCAGCATACATCGCATCTTCATATTTAGTTGTGGAATTTGTTATTAGAGAACCAGCACCACTATTAAACCCTACTGCCGTATCCACCTGTACCTCATATTCCACTTCATCTGAACTGTCGTCTGTTCCTGTAAAGAGCAAATCTGGGGTTATACTTACTCCTGTGGCGTTGTTGTCGGGGGTATCAATGGTTGTTGTCGGGGGGGTTGCTGAGGAGTGTCTTATTTCAAATCCAATCGTTCCCGCCTCATCATTGGCGGCAACCATAGCTCCACCAGTAATAGTCCCTGGATTAGCAGTGGGGGTAGCAGTGTTTAAGTAAAGTACAATTCCTTGTGGTCCCCAAGTGGCATTTGAGTATTCAATGTGACCTCCCCAAGTGCCACCAGTCATATTTACGATAGCTTCCTCGGTATTATTATCGTCCTGACACATACAAGCAACTGCCAAAGCACCGGCTAAGGTTGTAGTTACTGCCGGGCCTTGAGGGTCAGTATCGTGAGCAGTAGTTGAAAAACTGGCAGAGGGAACGCATTGAGCAATCGTGCCAGTAACACGGCCTGTAAATCTATAAATCCTTCCTGCACGGCCTTCAGTTCCTCCTGCTGTTCCAAAGCCGATAGTGGTTCCGTCTTCATCTCCGATTGCGATTTTCCCGAATACCCAATGTCTTGCCGTTGCAGCAGTAGAACCTACATTTGCTGGGCCATATAAAGCCGTCCAGTTAGCAGGTGTTGATGGGCCAGTGGTTGTACCCGTATAAATAACGTGAGCAATAAGAATATCACCCGCAGCTATTATTGCTGGACATACTACATCTAATGAAGCAAGATTGGTTTCCGTTCCCGCTCCTGCTCCCGCTGAATCGTATGCTACTGCCATAAGGGTATATTATCTGATGTTAAATTTGTTGAAGCTGGGTCTGGCATATATTATGCTTTGCTCTTATATCCTATAAAAGTTAAATAAACTGTTGTAATTGCCGCCGAAACATCAAATGCCAAAGCGGTATTAACTGTTGTTTGTCTTAATGGAACTGGAAAGCTAATTGCTGTTCCACCATTGGCCGGCAAAGGTAATGTCGCTAAAACCGTTCCCGCTGTTCCATCCCTTATATCTACATATCCGTTCGTGGAAGCGTGGGCGTTGTGAACTATAATTGTTGTTATGCAGTTGTAGCAGTTAGCCGTTGCCCCGAATACCGTTGAAGCAGTTGAAGCCCCGTCTGTGTTGGAAACTCTTTCCACCAACATATCGTTATTAGTAGTTTGAAGTTTCACTACTTGAATCCCATCTTCATCGGCATATAAATTAGTTCTATCTGCTGCGGCTACCATAGTCGCTCCAGATAAAGCTGTTATTGCTATTGCTCCTATCTTAATTGGATTACCGGAATCACCAGCATCGTGAGCTACATTTCCTTGAGGGTCTGTCCATAAAGCACCAACTGCATCCGTATGTAACGGTTCAACATCGTTTTCTGTCCCAGAACGGATATTTAAAGTATCATCTCTGACTGCTAAAGCTAATACTCCAGTGTCGGTTGCTCCTAAGGCAGTATCTATTGCTTTTCCTAAATTAGTAGCACCAACACCAGGGATTATACTTGTTACATCTACATCTCCGATATCTACACCAGAGTTTGTAACAAGTTTTCCGATACCTGCGGTTCCTGCCGCAAGTTTACCTATTTCGGCTGTTCCTGCCCCCAATTTAACAACCCCCGTACCATCAGTTGGTAAAGTTACCCTAATCGCAGTTGCTTCAGTTCCTGCTCCTACATCTATGGTTTCACCATTTACTTGGGTAATGTTAAATCCTGCTCCAGAAACGGCATTATCTATAAGTTGTAAAGCCGTTACCATTGTGTCTAATACGGCATTATCTGTCGCAGAAAGATCAGCTGTTATTGTCCCATCTACTGTAATCGTATTGCCACCGTCTTGTATGTTAACTGCATTTACACTACCAGCATTATTTACAGTTACATCACCAATATCCGTTCCTGAAACCATCTTTCCATCAATAGATGTAATACCGGCATTTGTTACTGCGACAGCATTGGTTATTGTGCCAAGTGTGGTTACATTGGTTACAGTTGCTAAAGTTTGGGCCCCAGCAATAGTTATTGCTTCACTATCTAATGTGACCTTAACGTCATTGGTTTGAGCTCCCTTTGATATGTCGCTTATTAAGACGCCAGTTGCGTCTTGAGGTGTGTATGTTGCCATAAATTTATGATCCTTGAATTATTAATATTAAATCCTTTGGGGTTCCGGTTTCTTTCTGGTCTATATCCATAGTGATAATGTCACCTGCACTGATTGTCACGACATCCGGAAGGGTACAATCAACCTTGCTATCTCCATCGTCCCAGGCAATCGTCGGCCTATTCGCTTGAGTCGTGTACATCGTAACCCCGTTTTTATGTATATCTAAAATTGTTGAACTTGCCGTTCCGGCAGTTCCTCTGTAAATCCATACTCCAGTTATTGAAAAAGAACTATCTGAAATATAACCTCCATCAACTAATGTCCCCGCTTGATATGGACCATTGGCTATCCATCTATGTTGAAATAAAGTAGAACCACCTAAAGTCTGAATTTTGTCATAAACAGCATTTTTAGTAGGAACCTGGGTAGAACCATCCCATCCCGCTCCATATACCTCATCTACTACCGTTAACCAACCTGCCACTGAAGTATTCCCATCTGCCGCTATTTTAAACTTACTATCTGCTGAGCCGTGATCCAAGCATTCAAAGTAAGTTCCATCAGCATCGCCATCATCGTTATAGGTTAGTTTTAAAAGTGTTACTGCCGCTGTTAAATCGGCCGTGCTGTTATAAATTGTTAAAGTAGTGTGCGCCGCTTCGTTTAAAGTAGAACTTAATGTCTGTTCAAACCCTGCGAAAGCAACAGTTCCATCTGCGTCTGGGTCGCCAATATCATCCCAAGCAGTAGCCGCACCAGCTCCTGCCGCCTCCCAAGATATAGTTCCGTCTATATTAGTCAGAATCTTAGTTCCTGCTGCGTGCCAAGTAATAGCTGATAAGACGTTTGCCGCATTTGTAACCAAGACAGAACCATCAGCTATCGCTCCTAATCCAGTTCCGCCATCTGCTACTGCTATATCTGTTCCATTCCAAGTTCCGGTCGTAATTACTCCAGTGTTAGCCGTTACGACTAATCCGTTATAACTTGCAACTCCAGTTATTACCCCAACCATATGAAAATCATCTGATAATTCCCACCAATCATCTCCAGCACTCCAGATAAAACTTTCTGTCCCGCCTAAATTCTGATAATTATTTGTTCTTACTATTCCCCCCGATATTGTATTTGTGGTTGTAATAGTGAATGCCTGTCCATCTAAATTTCCACCTAATTGCGGGGTTAAATCTTCAACTATATTTTCCAAATCTCCAGCCGTTATTGTTTCTATTTTGTCATAAACAGCGTTCTTAGAAGGTGCGAAATCTGTTATTCCATCCCACGCTACCCCATAAGCCAAGTCAGAAACTTTACTTCCCCCACTACTACCGTGAAGTATCTCAACTTGTGGTATCTTGTGGGTATGTAATCTGTCTGCATATCCACCACTTACCAAGTCATTTATGTCTTGTGTCGTAGCATTTAGTCCAGGATGTGATTCTAATAAGTGAAGCTCTAGATGATGGTCGTCTGGCCATATATCCTCTAAATCTTTATGTTTTAAATGAACTTTGAAATTGGCTATCTTTTCTTTAATCGCCTCGTCTGCGTTGGTTGTCAATTGTTTTGTTTCATCTAAAGAATCTTGTATCTTTGTTATTTGTTTCTTTATCCCCGTTATTGACTTATTATTCTTTTTAGTTTCTGATATAATCTGGTCTTTTATCTCTTTGGGGTCAAACTTCTCTGGAATCTTTCCTTCCAGTTGTTTTATCTTTCCCTCTATTATCGCCCTTGATTGGGCTGATTTGTCGTTTATGTGTTCTTCAAGTTCTTTTGTCTTACGTTCAAACATCGCCCTGTTGCCAGTCGATTTAAGGATTGCCATTTCGTGGGAAGCCAAATCAACGGCTTTCTGAATGGCATTTTTTAAAATATCATCTACTGATTCTTCTTTCATATTATGCTGGTTGTGTTAATGGTTTAGCCATTGGTTGTATTTGCGGTTGCGGTTGTCCCATTTGCTGTCCCATTTGTTGCCCCATCATCGGCTGTTGCATCATCATCTCCGCTTTCTTTTCCTCAAACTCCTCAATCTGTTTTAACTCTTCAGCCGTCACGTCTCCTATCTCTAGCGTTCTCCTGGCCGCTATTTTGGCCACTACTGGGTTGTCTGGGAATTGTTGTTTGATATAAGTCCACTTCTCTATGGATTTAACATCTTCCGCTTCCTGCTCTGAACTTGACTTAACCTCAACCTTATATCCTTCTTTTGAAATCCAATCAGAAGGTCTTAGTTCTTTGGGATATACCTTACCCTTTGAAGATACTTTATATAAAGTCCTCTTGCCCTTATCGTTGGCCTGTAACATCTGCCAATACTTCATACCTAATTCTTTGTGCGATCTGCGGTAAAATTTAGCCATTGTTATGGCTTTTTCTTTTGCTTGACCTAATAGGGTTTGGACTTCACCTAAAGTTATCTGGGCTTTTTCTGATACTCCCTTTTGGATAGCAGTTGCTGAAGTTCCTCTCTCTATCAATTTAATCAAGAAATCCATCTGGGTCATTACATCTTCTAAACCCGATACTTCAACTGGTTGGATTACTTCTCCTGGTTTTCCTGGAGCTGGCAACATTCTTCCCGGCCCTGGTTCATAAGTTTGTGGCACATAGTTTGGCGCAGTGGCGTCATACCAATGCATCTGGAAGTTCTTTAGGGTTCTATTTTCTATCATCTGGCTAAAGAATACATTCAGTATTTTATTGGGAGTCCTTATTAAATCTGCTGGCCCATCATTCCAAAAGTCCTGTGTTTCCATATCCTCGCCCCAGGTTACAAAAGGCAGAAAGTCCACTCCGATTGCTTCTTTTAATGGAGCCATATATAACCTGATTGCGTCATCAGCATAAACTATAACGTATCTGATAAACTTCTTGGTTGCCTTGTCCCATAGCCAAGTGTAATGCTCAGTTAGGTTCACTATCACATCACCCGCTGGGAATAATTGGAATTCATCTTTCTCAAGCCCCATTGATTTTAACCTTTCCTGTTTTTCTTCAAATATCTCTTTATTTATAGCCGAAGTAACCATTGTGTCTTTTGAGTTGATGTAGTCTTTTAGCCGATTTTTGGCCTCTGGTTCGTATTTCTCATCAGCCAGGATGTCACGTAAGCTTCTAAAAATGTTTTGGTGAGTAATGTATCGTGCTGTTTCAATGTCCAAAGGATTTACCAATGGATCAATTAAAATATCAAAGTTGTCTAAGTTATAAACCTCAAACTCGCCGCCAGTAAAGTTAATCTTTTTAAAAGCCCTGCCATATAATAAAGCAGTCTTTTTGTCAATAGCATCCACTCCCTCAAAGTTTATCCTATCTGCGTCATCTTCCCATCTAGCTTGTAAGTATAATTCCTTTTGTCTGTCCCCGCCTTTTTCTTTGAACTCAAAAGTAGGGATTTCATCAATATCTGAAAATAAGGTCTTAATAGATTCTTTCATTAAGGGCACTACTACCGCTTGTCTTTGGGTTAATCTGTTGGTCTTGACTTTATTGCGGTATAGTTCATAATTATCTGTCCATTCTTCGTGGCGTCTTTTCTGAAATTCCAAAGCCGACCGCTTTTCAGTGTTTAGTTTTACCATTAGTTCATCGTTGATGAGTGGTGTTTGAGTATTTATTTCCATAGTTTATAAATTAGTTTTTATCTCAAGGCGACTGGTTACGCCTGGGTGAAGTATCCGAAGATACTAATAATCATCCCCCTTGAAATAAAAAGCGGACACAGAACTATACCAAAATTAATTGATATATTATTGTGTCCGCTCTATGTAAGAGTTAGACTATTTAATTGTTCCTTAAATCCTTTGTCCTTGGAGGTGTCAAAAGAAGCGGGAGCTGAACCAAGTGATAATGGCGAGTGGGTTAAAAATATAAACGATGAAATGAACGTAAAGTTCACCTTATCGTTATTAACTCCTTCTACTATACCGAATTTTGTGCTTAATTTTTAGCGAAAAGTGCCATATCATTTCCTTTTTTTCTTCCAGATTATCTCATTTGTTCCTATTTGCATTAAACCATCTTCGTTAAAATATAATATTAATTTTCCATTCCTTATTTTATGTATTCCGGCCCCAATTAAAAGAATAAAATAATTCTTCAATAATTCCGCCTCTTTGGGCAACATATTTTCTATCTCCAGTTCTATCTTAGATTTAGCTATTGATTGCAACATTTTAAGAAAGGCAAATTATTAAGAATTTTCCTATAATAATCTCTGGCTTTTATATTTGGCTCTTTTTTATTTTTTAAATCCTTCAATAACACAATTAGTTCCTCCTCAGTCTCATAATGGTCTATCATCGGATATTTGATCCTTGTTATCGGATACTGTCCCATTAAAACTGACTTGGCTGTTATCTCTGAAAATCCATCGTGCTTGTTTGGTCTGAAGCCGCAATGGAAGTTTCTTATCTTTTTGTTGAATTCCCTGTTTGAAGTTGTCCCGTCAAAGATATAGAAGTTAATATCGGGAAGAATCTTTCGCAACCTCTCCACTAATTTAAAACCATAATCGTTTTCTGTGCCTTTTCTTATTGAGACATAAACAGTCGGGTTCTTTGATGGTTTAAATGAAATCGGAAAGTCATTTATCTCCTCTAAGAAAGTAGGTTTTATTTTTGATTTGATTCCTAACTTCCTTAATTCTCTTTGCTCTAATTCATTTTCGCAATAAGATTCTGTATTTTGGAATAGTTTATAAGCTGGAATCCAAGTCAGTAGTTTTGACAGCCAGAAGTTTTTCCCAGTGCTAAATAAGTATTTCTTTTTGAGATTCACAATATCTCCCCCAGTCCAAACAATAATCTTTTTTCCCCAGTGCTTTATAAATCGAAGATAGTCCCCGATATGATACATTCCAAAAAATACAACCGGTTCTCTAATGTCTTTTGGCCATTCGTATCTTTCCATCTTCCAAACCTTCAGGGCCTTTACCTCAAAAGACGAAATCTTGTTGTTCGGTTCAGCGTGTGAGGTTGAAGTGCAAAGTTTCATTTAATGTTTTATTATTTTTCTTCCTAACTTCATCAGAGGACTGGTTTGATTGAATACCCAAGAATCGTTGGGATAATCCTTGTATGTTGTTATGGGAATATTCCGCCAGTCAATATTAAATGGTTCTAATTTATTAATTGGTTTTGTCTTTAATCTTTCCTGCATTTCCTCTTCTGTCATCTGCCAGGAATTAACTAATGCCTGATAATGAGGTATTCTTTTGTCTCTTCCGAATTTTTCAGGCAAGTAAGTCTGCTGAAACCACTTTGTATAGATTGATTCTTCGTGTTTGTCTCCGTAATCCTCCCAGCCGATTTCTTTCTTTAATAGTTCCTTCGCTCTTTTTACGTTGTAGTCTGTGTCCTCTAATGGCTGGACTATCTTGATTCTCTTGATGAATATGTAATAGAGATAGCCCAGCAAAGACAATGTCGGCACTTTATCCATCGGCTTTTCACCGAATCTTTTATGTATCGCCTTGATGAACTTCAAGTCTCTTGCATTATATCCCCACTCTTCTGGCATATTCCCTTCTGTCTGGGGATTCCCGCCATTGTAAATAACCTTAGCCCCAACCATATCAGCTACTTTATAAACTAAAGCATATAAAATGTGGTCTGTTGGGATTTCTATATTTGATATTCCAGACTTTATAAACGCTAACTGCAAATCCCTGAACTGCTCTCGGTCAACTTTAATCCACAGGTAGTCCAGTTGGAAATGGTTGATGATCCTTATTATATTCCTGTTGGCTATGTCTGTGTTCCAATGGTTATCGACTATAAGGGCTAATGGCTTTTCTTTGCCGATTAACCAAGCGGTCATTGAACTATCTAAACCACCACTAAGACCTATAATTGATTTGTATTTCATATGTTTAAAATCCCATTTCGGGATAGTAGGGTAATACAGGTTTTGATGCCTGCTGATAAGATATTATTCCCATACTTGCAAATGTTAATGTCAGGGCATCCGCAACATCTGGGCTTGGTATTCCCCGCTTTTTCATATCTTCCTTTTTCTCCATTATCATTTGTCCTTTTGATGTAAATTTATATTTTACATTTGTTAACTCATACCAGTCGTCATCTTTCGTCAGTTGTGCTTTCTTAATCCAATCTTTGATTTTATTATAAAGTTCTGCCCGCAAATTAGCATAATGTTCAGGATCTTGGGCTGGCATCGCAACATTTATCCCATTAACTTTCCAGCCCTGTTCCCTCAACCTGTCAACAACTCCAGCCCCCATTCCTATAACATCTAAGTTTATATTCTCTGGCTTCACATAATCTTCTTTTGCTATCTTTATTATCTGCCCCGCCAAACTCATTAAATCTGCCCCTTGTATAACTTCTTTTCTTAAAACCTTTTCCATTTGCCTAATTACTATAACACTTCTGTCATCTCCATATCTTGCAATATCAACCCCCATTTTCTTTTCAAATTGCGGATTAACAACAACTTCCCTATTTATTGCCTGATATACCTCATCAATTGAAATTAAGACATCTGATTCTGCTTTTGGAAACTCCCCCAATATCCTAACCCTATAAACATCGCTATCTTCACCATATCTTTGCTTAATCTTCTCTACGTCTTCTTTTGTTATCAACCCGGGAATTACTATTCTTCCCTCTTTTAAGTTTGGAGTATCAAATGCCGAAATAGCAATCTTTTTAATTCCTTCTTCCTTAAAAGTGTTTGCGAATCTTCCAGTTGTCCTTAATGGGTTTCCTAATAATAGTATCCTTGTTGGTTTTAATCCGTCTATTGCTTCAAAAATAGTGTCATCAACACCGGACGCTTCGTCAACTATAACCATCAAGTTCTTTGAGTGAAACCCCTGAAATTGATCGGGAGTATCTGTAGCCAATCCTAAAGCAAAGCATTTATCTCCAAGCCCTATTTTAGTTTCTAAAACAGAGTTTATGGGATATAAGTGCCTACCAGAACAACCCGCTTTAATCTCTCTCCATAATACTTCTTTAACCTGCCTTCCTGTTGGGGCGGTTGTGATAACCACAGCATCTTCAAATCCCATAAGATACCAATGCACTATCCCACCAGCCGTATAAGTCTTGCCCGAAGCATTACAACTTCTGACAGATACATCTCTATTATCTTTTACAGCAAGCAAAATCTCCTCTTCTTTTGCCCAAAGAGGTCTTTTAAGAATGGTATCAAAAAACCATTTAGGTTCATTCCTTATCTTCTCCTGGAATTGTATCGCTTTCTCCTTTTCCAATTGCATTGTTTATTAACTCAAATAGATTATCAGAGACATCGTGCTTTATATCTGTATCCTGATGTGGATTTCCTTCCGCCATTTTCCACACGACTTCCTTTGATAAAGTATTGAGAAATTCAAGTTTCTTATCATCGGTCATACTCATTAAGAATTCTCTTGCATATTCCTTCATTGTCTTGCCCTTCGGTCTGCCTTTTGGATTGCCCGAAACTCCAGGAGGAAATGGTTTTCCTATTACTTTTTTGTTGTTTTCTTGCTGATTATCAGCTATATCTTCTGGTATATCAACCATAGAATTATACAGATATAAATAATCACCGGCATTAGAACGAATAGTTCAGGATGCCAGTAATCATTTAGCTTTAGTATCCTCTTTTTTATCTTTTTGTGGTTCATTTTCTTTCTCTATTTCTTC